AATAGAGGTGTATAATTTACCAGAATATATTTTACGATAGAAGATCAAATAAAATGCATATTTGGGACGATAAGTTTGGTTATAAAAACTTTCGTTATAAAAAATATGCCTACGTTAAAAATAAGATAGGTACTCATATATCACTATATGGTGATAAATTAAAAAGAATAGGTAAGTGGGATGCTGACCAACCAGAGTTATTTGAATCAGATGTGAATCCAGAGATTAGAGTATTAGTTGATAACTATACTGATTCAGATGATATATCTATAGGTCATAAAGTAATGATTTTTGATATTGAAGTTGAAGTTACAGATGGATTTCCAGATATAGAAAAGGCTGAAAACAAAATAACTTCAATAGCATTTAATGATTCAATAATAGGTAAATATTATTGTTATGTTCTTGATGAAGAGATGAAGTTAGATAAAGATTTCGATGAAGATGTTATAGTAAAAACATTTACAAGTGAGTTCGAATTATTACAACAGTTTTTTATAAAGTATAAAGAAATCCAACCTACAATTTTAACAGGATGGAATGTAGAATTTTTTGATATAAGTTATTTGTATAATAGAGCAGTTCAAATTGTAGGTCAAACAATATCTAATTTTTTATCACCGATTGGTATTGTTCAATGGAGTGATTTTGTTAAGAGATATAAAATTGCAGGTGTTAGTGTTTTAGATTATTTAGCTTTGTATAAAAGATTTACATTTAGTGAAAGACCATCGTATAGATTAGACGCGATAAGTGAATATGAGTTGGGAGAGAAAAAAGTTTCATATGAAGGTACACTAAATGATTTATATGATAATGATTTAAAAACATTTGTAGAGTATAATTTACAGGATGTAAAACTTGTTAAAAAACTTGATGATAAATTAGATTTTATAGGTATCGCTAGAGGATTAGCTCATTTAGGTCATATACCGTATGAAAATGTATTTATGTCATCACGTTATTTAGAAGGAGCTATTTTAGTTTATCTCAGAAAAAATAATATTGTTGCACCTAATAAACCTAAAAAAGAAGATACTAAAAAAATAGAAAAATTTGTTGGAGCATATGTTCAAGAACCACAACGAGGTAAACATGATTGGGTTTATGATTTAGATATTACTTCTATGTATCCGTCATGTATTATGTCATTGAACATATCACCGGAAACTAAACTTGGTAAAATTGAAGGATGGAATCCAGAAGAATTTTTAAAAAAAGATAATAAAAAAACTTATTCATTAACTCATAACAGTAAATTTTTAGGTAAATATACTGAAACAGAATTAAAGAATATGTTAGAGAATGAAAACATAGGTGTTGCAACAAACGGTGTAATGTACCGGACAGATAAAGATGGATTGTTAGCAGCATTGTTGAGAAAATGGTTTGATGAACGAGTTGAATACCGTAAATTATCTAAAAAGTTTTATGAACAAGGAGATAAAGAAAAATCAGAATATTTTGATAGAAGACAGTATTTACAGAAAGTGGTATTGAATAGTTTGTATGGTGTTTTAGGTTTACCAGTATTTAGATTTTATGATGTTGATAACGCTGAAGCGGTTACATATACAGGACAGTCTTTAATAAAATTTACTAAGAAGATTACAAACCACTATTATAATAAAGAACTCGGTGATACTACAGATCATTGTATTTATATTGATACTGATTCAGTTTTTTATTCAGCTACACCTTTAGTGAAGAAACGATTTCCTAAAATGATGGAAAGTGGTAAATTTAATGACGAGTTTATGATGAAACAAATACTTGATATAGCTGATGATGTTCAGAAGTATTTAAATAAAAGTTATGAATATTTTGCTAAGAAATTTTGTAATTTAGATAAACATAGGTTTGAAATTAAACAAGAAGTTATAGCGAAGAGTGGTTTATTCGTTACAAAGAAAAGATATGGATTAAAGATTATTAACGATACTGGTAGAAAAGTAAATAAATTAATGGTAAAAGGTTTAGATACAGTTCGTTCAAGTTTTCCTGTAGCTATGAGAGAGATGTTAAGTAAATTATTAGAAGATATTTTAATGGATGTACCAAAAGATAAGTTAGATAAGTTTATTATTAATTTTAAAAATAGTATGAAACTTATGGAGTTTGATAAGATAGCAATACCGACAAGTGTAAAGGGTATTCTTAAATATAGAAATAAAGAGGGTGATATATTTAAATCTCATCGGTTAGGAACACCAGTTCACGTAAAAAGTTCTTTATATTATAATGATTTTTTAAAATATAAAAAAATATCAAAGAGATATAAACCAATAGCTAATGGTGATAAAATTAAATGGGTTTATCTGAAACAAAATCCGTTGGGATTAGATACTATTGCTTATAAAGGATATGAAGATCCTATTGATATATTGAACTTTATACGTCAATATATAAATTATGATAAAATTTATAAACAAGCATTACACAAAAAAATTATGATGTTATATGGTAGTATGAATTGGGATGAACCAACAGATTCATCTAAAACAATAGAAAGATTTTTTTGATTTTCAATAAGTTAATCAATATATATGTATATATGGTTATAATTAACAGGAGAAGTTATGATAAATAAACAAAAGTTAGTACGTTTTATAAATAAGTACTATCTAAATGGCACAGTAGATTCAGTAGTATTCAATAGTAGTGCATCTACTCAACAATTAGGTACAAGATTTGTATCAGGTGATAAAAGTTTGTTGGGTGTAGTGAAAATGGATAGTTGGAATTATGAAGAAGCAGATATAGGTGTTTATGATACTGAACAATTATTAAGGTTGTTGTCTGTATTAGATGAGAACATTGAATTTTCTATAAATAAGGCAGGTGATAAGGCTATATCAATTAGATTATCAGATGCATATTCTTCTGTTAATTATATGTTAAGTGATACATCTATTATTAATGAACCACCTCAATTAAAAAATATACCTAATTTTGAACTGGGTATAAATGTAACTTCACAACTTATTAATAAGTTCATTCACGGTAAGTCAGCATTAGTTGAGACAGATACATTTACTGTAATTACAGATGAAACGTCAGCTAAATTAGTTATTGGTTATTCAGCTGTAAATACAAATAGAGTTGTTATTCCTGTAACAACTACAGAATTTGAAAAAATTGATAACATTTCTTTCAATGCCAATCTATTTAAAGAAGTACTGAGTGCGAATAAAGAATGTGAAAGCGCATTATTACAAATTGCAAGTGAAGGTTTGGCAAAGATTAGTTTTAAGATAGATAATTTTACATCTACTTATTGGTTAGTAGCAGCGAGTGAAGTTGATTAATGTCAAATACTTTATGGGTTGAAAAATATCGGCCTTCATCTATTGATACTTATATCGGGAACGAACACCTACTCGATAAAGTATCAGTTTACCTCGAGAGTGGAGACTTACCGCATCTTTTATTATATGGAAGAGCCGGTACAGGTAAGACCACTCTCGCCAAAATTCTTGTAAAGAATATCGAATGTGATTATCTTTATATAAATGCGAGTGATGAAAATAATGTAGATACAGTTAGAACTAAAGTAAAGAATTTTGCTTCTACAGTAGGTTTTAAAGATTTTAAAATAATTATTTTAGATGAATGTGATTACATCACACCTAATGCACAGGCAGCACTACGTAATTTAATGGAAACATTTAGTAAACATTGTAGATTTATATTGACTTGTAATTATGTAGAGAGAATTATTGATCCGATACAATCTCGTTGTCAATCATTTCAGATTATTCCACCATCAAAGAAAGAAGTAGCAGTACATTTATCAAATATACTACAGAATGAGAATGTAAAATTTGAGGTAGATGATGTAGCTACTATTGTAAATGGAACTTATCCAGATATAAGAAAAGTTATAAATACTTCACAAAGAAATGTTGTTAATAAATCTTTAAAATTAGATACTGGTAGTATCATTCAAAATGATTATAAATTAAAATTATTAGAAATATTAAAAACACAAGATAAGAAAAATGCATTTAAAAACATAAGACAATTAATAACAGATTCACAGATTAGAGATTTCGCAGATTTATTTAGATTATTATATGATGAAGTTGATTCTTATGGACAAGGACATATAGCAGAATGTATTTTAGTGATAGCGAAGTATGAATTATCAGATAGTCAAGTAGTTGATAAAGAGATTAATGTTATGGCTATGTTAATTGAACTATTAGGAGTAATAAAATGAGTATGCATCCAAAAAAACCATTACCAAAAGCACAAGTTAAAGTAGATTTAACACAAGCAGAAACTATGAAATGTGAACATTGTGGAAACTATTTATTTATTGGTTCTACAATTATAAAAAGATTATCACCTATAGTTTCGCCTACAGGTGAAGAAGCATTAATACCGATTGATGTTTATAGTTGTGGAAATTGCGGTAGAGTTCCTAAATCAATGTTAGAAGGCTCTGGGGTAACTGAGGTAGACGAAGAACCTAAAGAGGATAAGTTATTTCGTGCCGATTTATGAGTATGTTTGTCCAACTTGTGGACATCAAGAAGAAGTATTACAACCTATAGATGCTTTACCATTAAAATGTCATAAAGAATCTAAAGGCTATTTTTGTAATTCTGAAATGAAAAAGAAGTTTTCGAAAACATCAGTTATATTTAAAGGTAGTGGATTTTATGAAACGGACTATAAAAAAACCTCAAACAGTAAAGAAGAAAAATCTATTCCAACATCTGAATCAAGTAACAACGATTCAGAAACCTAATTATTGGGATACACTTTCTGTAGAGGATAAAAAAACTTGGTCTAATTATATGATACATAGATTTTTATCTATGAAAATGGAATGGGTAGAAGTAGTAAATGAGTTACAAAAGTATAATTTACAATCAAAAGATTTATATAAACTTTATATAAATATTTTACCAAAAAGTAGACAATATTTAAAATATGTAAAAGGGAGAAATCAAATGGATTATCCAAATTGGTTAATTAATATAGTAGCTAATCACGAAGAGGTTAGTAAAAAAGAAGCATATGATATGATTGAAATGTATATGCTTACAGAAGGTGGTATGTTAGAATTAGGACAGCTCTGCCAAAAGTGGGGTGTTGAACCTGAAAAAATAGAAGAGGCTGGATTGAATGTACTTGGTACTATTGGAGGCTATACTGCAGGCGAAGTAGGATGAAAGTTATAACAGACTCTAAAACAGTCAAAAAGTATGCAAAAAATAATCCTGATTTGACAATAGTTGAACAAATGGAACTTGAATGGCCTGAGATGACACAAGAGTTTAAGAAGATTCAACGAGAACAATATGAGTTATTTCTTCACAAACAACACGATTATGGTCCTGGTAATATTTCAGTCGGTACGCAATTACAAACTGAGGCAGAAGTAAAGTTATCACTTCAAGGTTTATTTTTTCGAATGAATGATAAAATTCAGAGAATTAAAACATTGTTATTAAATGGTGGTAAACAAGCTGTAAAAGATGAACCATTAGAAGATGCTTATTTAGATGTTTCGAATTATGGGGTTATGGCTACTATAGTATCACGAGGAAAATGGGGTAAATGAAACGAATAAGTTATAGTCAATATAATCAATGGATTACTTGTCCACATAAATGGAAATTAAA